ATTTACAAGCATTAATTGTAATTCTATTTTTAATGATACAGGCGGAGATTTAAATATTAATAACGCATACGGCATAATTACCATAGGTACAACTCTCAATGTAGGGGGAAACGTCTCAATATATAATGTCATTACTAATAATAAAGTTGTTCTTGCTGCTGAAAATACTATAGACTATTCTCTAAGATTTCCATTAATACGTAATACCGTCGCTGATGCTCCTTTAATAGTTTCTACTCCTACAATATCAGGATATCAAACATTAGATTATAATGACCAAGCAGTTAAAACAACATCAAATGTTAATTTTAATAGTGTTAATATTCCAACGGGTCAAACATATAAAATTAATAATGTATCTCTAAATATACCTAATCAAGCTGTTAATACTACAAGTGATGTGCAATTTAATTCTGTTAAGTGCGGTTTTTTATCAGCAGTAAGCACATTATTAACCACCGTAAAAATTGGTGGAGCCGGTTTAACCCCAGGTCACCCATTAAGTGGCTATAATTATGTAAGAGTTCAAACAACGGCAACGACATCAGGCGGTGGCGGTTTCGCTTTTATGACTGGTATTGATGGTTATAGAGGTAATATCGGAGCAGATGGCGGTTGGATATATGTAACGGCAGATGCTAATTCATCGCAAGGAATTTATTTTAGTGCATCAGGAATATGTAGAATGGCTAGTGCTAATAGTTATATAGATTTTTATGTAGGTCTTTCTTCAAGAGGAACAGTGACGACCACTTTAATGAATATGTTAATACCTATTACTTCATCAGCAAAAATTACAGGATTATCATTACAAGCGGCAACACACATTTTCACAGGTGCGGGGGTTGGTGTTGCTTCTATTGTAATGCCTAACACCGCAACAAGCTATACATTAACTTTACCATCAGGATTACCAAGCGTTGCAGGATCACCCTTAATATCATCACTAACGGGGACATTATCTTATAATAATCAAGCAGTAAGCACTACAAGTGATGTTACTTTTAATAGTGTTAATGCATCTATTACAAATCCTTATTTAGTTTATGCAAGTTGGCTTCTTGGCGCAACAGGTTCATTATTGACTAATACTAACGTATTATCATCAATTACAACCGCCGGTTATAGGTATATATCATACGCACCCAATCTACCTACAAATTCAAATTGGGTTAATCAAGGTGGTGTTTTTGCATCACCAACATATGGTTTCACATCGGGAACACCAAGATTAAGAGTGCCTTTTAATGGTATGTATCAAATATCAACGACTATAGATATACCAGTTTATACTTTTGTGTTTCCAAGTAGTTATACTTATTATCAATCTTTAATGAATGCATTCATATCAAAAAACGCACAGAACAATAACGATTTGGATGGTTATGGATGTTTAGTCAGTGGAACTTTAAATAATTCTTCATCACCTTATACAGCAAGATCTATTAATTTATCATGTCAAGTTTATTTAACAACAAGTGATTATATATGTATAGGGTTATATAATGAAATTGTAATTCCAGCAACAGATTTAGGTCCAAGATGCACACTGCATATATCATTAATACAAAGAATATAATAATACTAATTGAATTAAAAATGATTATTAATAATTTAATTAAATTAAATAATTTAATATCTTAATAAATATATATACATTACATGGGCATATTCGGTGGATTACTAGGGCAGGCGCTAGGCCATATACTACCTTTCAAAATGGGAGGAGAAGTGGCACCTTTTCGTGTTGGTGGCCAAGTCAAAAAAATGAAAAAAGGCGGGAAAGTTGGACGCCCTAAAAAAGCAAAACAAGCAAAACAAGCAAAAGGAAAACGAAAATAAATTAAATTAAATTAAATAAAATTTTTCTAATTATAGTATATATATGGCATTTGTAAAAAAATTTTTAGAAGCCCCCAATAAATTTGAAAATTTTTTACACAGTGATTTTTTAAAAACAGCAGACCAACTAAGCAAAGGTATTAACTCATTAAAACCAATAGACCCCAATTTATCAAAAGAGCAGCAAAAACAACAACAATTTAAAAATGTTCTTGCAGGAACTCTCGGATCAGCGGCTATTAATTTTTTACCACGATTAGCAGGATTTAAAAAAGGAGGACGAGTTAAAAAAACAAAAGCAAAGAAGAAACCAAAAACAAAAGCAAAGAAGAAAGCAAATAAAAAAAAATGAATTAATTTAAAAAAAAATTAAATTATCTAATAATGATATATATATGTATAGACCTAATACAATGAAAGACGGTGGGCAAATTATGAGACTGCAACCCATACCAAGTTTAAATAATATTCTTGCTATGAAACATGGAGGTATTGTCCCGCCTTTTGTGGATATGTCATATGGTGTTTATAAATCGGGTGGTAATGTGAAATTGGTAAAAGGTATAATAAATAAATACTCTAAAAAACATGATACTGTCCCAGCCATTTTACAAGTAGGAGAATATATTGTTAATAAAAAAGACGCAAAAAGTAAAGCATTTAAAAAGTTTCTAAAAACAAAAAACAAAGTTTAAAAAAAGTTTAATTAATTTTTAATTTAATTTAATTAAAAATCAATTATAATTATTATCTAAGATTATAATATATAAATGTCAGTTCCCTTAAAAAGTTATCCCGCAAATTATGCAAACGCTGAAATTACTAATGCAGACGTTGGTATGAATATTCCCGCCTCTCTCGTTCCTCAAAGAATGGAACTACCAATGAGCGGTTGTGAAAGTGCAATCCGTGTCATTCCTGCTGCTAATGGCGCATCCCAAAACCCTTCAGGCATAATATTATTTGGTATCCCTGGCGGTGCTGGTTATATGAAGGCAAGAAGTGCTTATATTAAATTTCGTGTCACCATCACCGCAACAAATGGTAATTATGTATATTTTAAAAAATCCGCCGCATCTCTTATTAATCGTGTCACATTATATGGTAATGGTTCAACCCTTCTTGAAACTACTAACCAATATGACGCATATCATCGCTTTTTATTAGAACAAACTACAACTCAAAACTACTATTCAACTGATGCTGGTATTATGGAATGGAATAACCAAGTTTTAGGTGGTCAATTAGTCGCTGGTGCTCAGGTCGTCGTTGACTGTCAAATACCTATCGCTTTATCAACTCTTAATAATGAAAAATCATTTCCTCTGTTTTTATGTAATTCATCTCAAGGTTTATTATTACAAGTTGATTTAAATCCCGTAAATCGTGCTCTGTATGCATTAACTGGAACTGGTGCGGCCGGCACTGCCCCAACCAATTATGTTATAAGCAATCCATTTATCGTATACGAGCACTTAACCGTGAACCCTATGTATGAGGCAGCAATTCGTCAAAAACTCCGTGATGGTTTCGTTTATAATATGAATTTACCTAACTGCTGCTTAGGGTCTACATACACTAGTGCTGCTGGTTCATCTACTTATAATTTAGGTGTTGGTATTAATTCAGTAGATGCTGTTATATTATGTCAACAAGTTGGAGCCGGAGCAACTCTCAATGTTGGCACTCAAGACAATCCTTTTGTTCAAAACTCAACCTTTACTGGTGCAACTTCATCATCGCTCGCTGCTTTAACTTGTGTTCTTTTTGCCGATGGTAGCCAAGTAATACAGGCAAACGGTGACGAAACTATGTCATATGCCGAGAGTTCACGTGCCCTAGGCAATCTGTGGGATGTTAATATATGCAATGCTTGTCCTAATATTCAATTTACTGGTTTAACTGATGTTAACGCCAACGCCGCTGCTAATACATGCGCATTAGGAATTATTCCAAGAGTTAACCAAATGGGATATCGCCTACCAATGTCCGCTGCTGAAAGTGTCGCTGAAGGTCCTATTGCTCCAACCTATAGTAATGCTGCTACTGTCGCATCCCGTTTAACTGATGGTTATCAAGGAGGCTATTATTTCAAGGCTTGGAATTTACGCAAATTCAATGAAAGTGATATTGCTTTCGCTGGTCGTAAAGTTCAAAACTTATCAGTCCTTAAACAAAACGCACAAGTTGCATCACAAGACTTCTTATTTATTCTTCATTCTCAATCGCTCAAAATTGATGCATCAGGACAAATGGCGGTCTCTCGTTGATTATTTTTATAATTGTAAATTAAATAATATTTGTATAAAAAATTATTTAATTTTATATTTTGCTTAATTTTATATTTTAGCGTTGGAAATATCGCCTAAATTTATCTAAACTTTCACCACCTTGGCTTAATGCCCCTGAAAATGACTTATAACCTTCTTGTAATTTCTGTGGGTTCATGTCTCTTATACCTTCTGCAAATGATGGTGTGCCTAATGCTTCCCCTGCTCTACCTAATAAACCACCTACTAAAGGCACATCTTTAATTTTTTCTCCTAAATTAAATAATGTATTACCGAAACTTTTTGCCACATTTGGTAATTGACCAAAAATATTTTTGACTTTATTGAAAAATGATCCAAAAACCATATTGTATATAATTTAGGATATAAAATTTATTAAATTTAATCAATATTTACTATTAATAGTAAGGTAACAAATAATTAATAAACATATTTTCTTTTTTCTCTATTATAATAAAAAAGTATCTACCACGCCATTTTTTGACAGAACATACAACAATTTTGTTTATATAAAAGCCTCTATCCTTTAATATTTGTAGTCTCAATGGTGTTAATGTGCCATGAATACGATCATTTACTAAAAATGCTATACCCTTATTTACTTTTTGAGAAAAAAAATCAATTAATAACCATAGAGCATTTTTTTTTTCAATTCTAAATGGTGGATTAGTAATAACCCAATCAATTTTATTTGTATTAAAATCATAATCCTTATAGTCTTTACCTTCTTTAATTTCAGTCCAATCTTTTATAATATTTTCAGGAAAATTATTATAAAATGCTCCTTCACCTCTAAACGGTTCTAATACTTTCATATTTTCAGATAGAGGAACATATTTAATTAATTCTTTTACTAAATTTTCGGGTGTCTGATGAAATAAATATTGATCATGATCTTGCATTATATAATATTAGATTATTTTTAGATTATTTTTAAAGTATTATCAAATGTTAATAATTGTTGTTTAGTATGTTTCATTAAAATTAAATAATAAATTCTGGCTTAATAGTTTTAATTTTGTTTGTTATCTGTTCTTTTTTATTTTTTAATTCTGTTAATAAGTCTTGTTTTTGTTTAATTAAATTATTTTCATATGCTTGTTGTTGCAACATTGTATCAGTTAATTTTTGTTCTGGGTGTCTTTGATCTGTTAATTGGTTATCATATATAATCTCTTGTATATTCATAGAGAAAGACCAATCTAATGTTTGGGGAATGCTGTCATAGGTATCATTACCACTTATAGTTGATGCATTATCGCTTAAATAAACACTTATAACATCTATACAATTATTATTTAATCTTGATACGGTGGGAACTGTTTCTCCACTTGACATGAGATAACAACCGAATGATACACCTGTTGGATAGCATTCTAATACATCACTAAAAGTATTTTGTGTTGATAAACTTTCCATATTTTTAGTTCCTAATGTGTCGCTGCGTAAATAAATACATGAGACTGGATTAACATTTACGGCGGTGTTTCCACTTGCTGATGATATAGATGTGTAAGCATAAGCGGATGTAAAACCTAACATCGTATTTATATATAATGATTTATTTAAATCAGTTGTATTTATTGTTATTGTTCGTGATGATGTTGTTATTGCAAGTGTTGCTAAAAATGTTGATGCATTATAAGTATAATTTAAAACTATAGTGTTGCCTGTTGCTGCTAGAACTGCTGCTATTATTGATGATGATAATATTGCTAAAAAAGTTGTTATTGTATAATTTCCTGGTGTTATAACGCATGATAAATCATAACTTGTTCCATTATTATAATTAAAATAATAAGTATTATTTGGAACTCTCAACATATTATAAGCAAGGGGCAATGCAAGGGAAGTTATTGTAACTCTAAAAAATGCATGTGGATGTGTTATTAATATTGCTTTACTTAATTGAAATTGTGCATAGTCTATTGTTCCTTTTGTTCTGTATTTAGTATTAAAAAACAAATTATAATTATTTAATATTATTTCACTCATATATTATTAATTAGAAAATATTTTAATGTTTCTTTTTCCTTTTAACTCTTAATTTTAACTCTTTTAAATTTTTATTCATAGTTTCAATTTTACACTCATTTTTAATTGCTTCCACTCTGTCAATCATTGCAAGGCGTTCTTTTTCATCCATTGCTGCTTTATAATATGCGTGGTCTTTAATAATTTCTATTGCATCAAATTCGGGCTCAAGTGTCTTCAGTGTTTCATTTTGTGTGTATTGTCTCACGGGTATCATACTTTTTATATATTATAATTTAGAAAAAAAATCTATAGTTTTTTTTATTTAATTAAATAAATTAATATCTAAGTAAATATATATATAAAATGTCTCATGAAGAAAATGATCCTTACCAAAATAAACCAGAGAAGGTTAAAAAAACCAGATCAACTCGCAAGATAAACCCAGCGGGAGAGACTAAAATTGAAGTAGTAGAACACAATGAAGAAGCACCAGTAGAAATTAAAAAAGAAGTTGCTTATTCAGTTGCAAAGAAAGACGCACCTAAACGCCCTATGAGTGATAAACAAAAAGAGAATATTGCAAAACTTGTTGAGAAAAATAAAATTAGATCTGAAATG